CATCTGTGGAGGTATAAACCACTCGACCACCACCCTCAGATACAGTTTCATTCTCAGGAATAGTAACGCCACCTTTACGGGGTAATGCGCTAGCAATCGTGAGACCAGCACCAACAAATTCAAATGTATATGAGGATGCAAGAATCAGAGATTGTCTCTGGAGGGGGATTGCTGAACCAACACCAACATTTGCAGGTAGTGTTTGATCAATGGTAACGGTCGAAACGCCTGCGGTAACCGGCGTAGCAGTATTTATAGTGAAGTAAGTAGGTCCAATCTCAGCAGTTGCTGTTGCTGTAGTACCATTACCACCAGCAATAGTGACAGAAGGAACACTGCGATACTGCGTGCCAGTTGCAAACAGGTTGACGGCAGTAACTTGTCCGTACCCGTTTACGACTGCTGCTGCTTCAGCGTTAGCACCATTAGGACCAGACGGAGCACCGATGGTGACTGTTGGTGGATTGGAACTGGTGTAACCCGTGCCTGGGTTGGTTATATTGACCTTGATAACTTCATTGAACAGTTCTCCAATGTAGAAGACCTGACCAGAGTAAGGACGCTGGGTGAGACCACTGATAACAACAGTGTTGTCTTCTTCAACTGCCTGCACTGCCAGTGAACCAGTGTCTGTAACAGTACCCACGCCGGACGCTATGAGACCGAAGGTACCGAACGAAGCGTTAGAGTTGTTCAGGTCACACTGACCACCTGACACACAGGAGATGGCGTACTCATCACACACCGTGAAGATGGACACCAACTGTGCATAACCATCATTGGAGATTGTGACACCAATACCACCCTGATTGTATTGGGTGTAGGAGTCAACCACCATGGACTTGGTACCACCAGCGTGGTTACCATTGATCCTCATGCCAATACTGTCAGGAACAAAGTTCGTACAGTTCCTTACATATGGAGACTGGGTGATGATACCAGTGATTCGTGCACCACTTCCTGCATCACCTGCCTGGAAAGTAATGGTGTCAGCAGTGAATGATGTGATGCCAGTGAAAGTACCAGCAAGGGGATCAGTTGCCCGTGGGTATGAATGTAAAGTAGCATGATCATCACTGTCACAGGTCATTGCAAACCCACCAGTGACAATACCAATACTGTCAGCAAGTGTCAGACCATGACCCACAATCGTGGCAGTGGTAACACCACTGATGGGATCGTAGTTGATGAACGTGGGTGTGGTGGACAGACCTGTGTGCCAGTTGGGTCCAATCTTGAATGAATCAGCATTGGCACTTACAAACTTGTGACGGTTGACCACACCCTCAGGAGGGAATGTGATCATTGCACCAGTGTTGGCAGCACCAACAAAGGACATGTTCTGAATCAGAACACCATTGTGAACCTTGAACAGATCTTGTCCAACGTTTGCTGGAATAACCTGGGTGTTTCTTAGGTCATCACCATCAATGGACACGTTACGTGGCACAGTGATGGGGTTCTGCTCACTGTAAACACCACCAGCAACACGGATTACATCACCAGCACTTGAGATTTCAGTTGCTGCTTTGATTGTTCTCTTGGCACTACTGATTGTTTTGCCATCATTATTATCATTACCATCTTCTGCAACGTAGATGATATTCAGTGTTGATGCACCAGCACCAACCCACTGAAGTTGACCAGCAGAATCAGCAGCAAGAATAGATTTAGCAACACCAACTTGAGAGTTGGTGTCATAGAAGACACCGTCAATCCGGACAGTGCCATCAACATCTAAGGTATATGCCGGTTGGGTACTACCAATACCCACGCGGTCATTACCATCATCATATACAAGTTGAGGAGCACCACCAAAGGTGCCATCATCCTTCTTATATTGTACTTGATCCGGACGACCATCTGCAAGAGCAGTGATGTCAGCGGAGTTAGACCAAGAAACACCAGTACCAACAGAGACCAGAACACTTTGGTTTGATCCGGCACTGTTATTCATATCATAGAACTTCTTACGGACTGCCATGTCCGCATTCAAGTCAACATCCTTGGCAGGTTGTGTACTACCAATACCTACCTGAGCGGCAGTAACAATGCCGTCAAAGCGTGCCGTAGTTGCAACGTCTAGACCATACTCTGGATTGGTTTTGCCAATACCAGTACGGTCATTATCGGCATCAACGACAAGAGCCTGGTCGCCAACTTCCAGACCCTTTTCGACAGCAAACTTTTTATTTACCGATGCCATTTACCAAAATACTCCTTTTATAAGTGTATTTATCAGGTAGTACGCATGATATATGCGAGTGCATAGTATAGAGGTGTGTTGTCAATTGCATCACCGTTACCAAGTGATCCAGTATTCTGGTTACCACCGTCTCCAGTAGAACCACTGACACTTATATTGATAGCGTGATTGTGACTGGTGCCGCTCTCGCTAGTGGTTCCACTGGCGGTTCCACTTATACTTCCACTTACAGTGTGAGAGTGACTATCTTGACCAATGGTGCCACTTACAGTGTGATTGTGAGCTCCATTGCTATTGGTAGAGAAATCAGTGCCTGAGCTGTCTTGGTTTATTTCATCAGTCAGTGCTGGTCCGATACCACCTTGATCATCGTCTCCAAAATCAAAAGCCAAACTATGGTTGTGGGCACCTACATTATTAGTAGATCCACTGAAACTATGAGAGTGGTTATCAGTATCTGTGGTTCCACTGTAGCTTCCACTTACACTTCCACTGAAACCGTGACTGTGGTTGTTGCTAGTGTTACCACTATTTCCACTTGCACTTAGAGATACATCGTGAGAGTGTGCTGGTTGACTGTGGAAGTGACTCGGCAGTTGACCCAGAGTCAGGTTATAGGAATTTGCACCACCCGTGGCACCAGTGTTGTAACTGTCGCCAGAACCAACAATAAAGCGGTTTCTAAGGTCAGGCGTGCCGTTGCTACCATTACACAGTGACCATCCAGTGGGAACGCTGCTACCAGACCACATGATGATTCCACCAAGAGGAATGGTGCCAGGTCCAATAAACTCACCAGCAGTGATGGTGTTGGACGCCACCTGAGTGTGGGAGTACAGCGTAGAACCAGAGAAGTAAAGAACTCCGCTGTCCTGCAATTCTCCACCAGTGCCAGCAAGTACGACCCGAGTGGGAGTCAGATCACTGACCGCAAGACTTGCAATCGTGGATGCAGCACCAACAAACAAACCACCACTGATGTAACCATCACCAGTTACATCAAACACACGGTGAGCAGTGGCACCAGTGTTGTTGCCTAACGCAAGTTTGTCAAAGGCATAGTGGTCAGTGGCGTCAACCGAAATCGGACCCCACTTCTTCCACGGGTTACTGTCGCCAGTTCTAACATAACCAATGTAACCACCCTTGTCAAATGACAGATTGAGAAGAATCTGGTCAATTGAACTGGTGGGAACTGCGTTAGTAGAACTACCATTGATACCAACGATGACGCTGGCACCAACGGGACCTGAGCGGTTGCCTTTGAGTTGCAGGTCAATCAGTTCAGTGTTACCCAAACTGTACAGATTGTTCTTGACAGTCAGGTCATCAAAGTCTGCTGTTACAGGAATCTTGAGGACTGGGGTTGAGTCAAACTGAGTGATGGTGCTGATCTCTTCACCAGTCAGAGCGTCAATCTTCTTACGACCGATGAAGAACTCACCCCGGTCATTCATACCAGAGTAGACAACCGTGCCACCACGGGTGTTGATGGACTGTGCCAGCAACTGTTGAGTATCATTTAGGACACGGGTCTGTGTCTGAGGCATGCCCGTGCTGTAGTTGCCGGGTCCATAACCCACGTATTCAAACGTGTGACCCGAGGCACGGATGGTTGAGTAACGACGTTGCTCAACAGGAATAACCTTGATACGCTGTGCAGCAACGTACTGAAGGTGGGAAGCAGCGTTGGTACCCATGGTACCCCGTGCAATCTGATCCTTTTGTGCGTTGGTGATGCGAACAATCTCATCCTCAATCTGAAGGTAGTCACCACGGTTGAATGCGTGGGGGTTCTTCAGTGTGATACTTGTTGAAGTGGTACTCAGTCCTGCACTGATCTCACTGAATGCACCATCATAGATGGGGATAGTTTGACCATTGGCACGGAAGTTGATACCGTTGCCGTGTGCATATGCATTAGCACCAGAGAATGTAGGAGCAGTATCAGAATCAATCAGGACACTCAGTGATGATCCATAACCAATACGATCCTGAATGGACCAGGTGCCATTATATTCAGTGTTGGCACCATTGATAACAATTTGATCACCACGTCTAAGACCGATGTCCGTGTTCATTGTCACGGTTGCGATCTTCGTATCCGCATCGTGAACAATGTTGGTGATAGAAGTGGTGACACCAACGTGGTAGATAAAACCACCTGTAGATGCTGCAGAGACCCCACCAGCGGTGTAAAGCAGATTCTTAGGGTCAGTGATCTGAGTGATGCGATGAAGACCGTTGAAACCGGTGCTACCCACGCCCACGACCTGGACAATATCACCGACAACATTGTTGATCTCAGTGACGTTGATGGTGGAATTAGAACCACCTGGATCGTACTTAGGAATACCCGCGAGGGTCAGGGTGTCGCCAACGGCATAACCAGATCCCCGGTCAACCAAGGTAACATCAGAAATATTACCAGCAGCATTGACAACAACATCAGCGGTAGCACCTTGACCACTACCACCAGTAAAGTGGCAACCAAAGTAATACTCACCAGCGTTGGTATTGACACCAAAACCAGTACCACCAACCAGAGAATCAAACTGAAGAATGCCATTCAGACCATGGTCAACCTCAGTATTCAGTGTTATTGTAGATCCAGAGACAGTTGCATCGGTAACTTTCTTACCGATACCCATGTCATCGATCATCTTATAAGTTGATTCCTTGGTGATGCTGTGCTCAGGATTGCTGCTCTCGACATGTCCAATGTCATCGCGAACAGCATAAGATGTAGCATCCAGAGGATCATCTACAACAGCATCAACATCAACAAATGGTTTCAGATAGTTGATGTTTTGAGGGAACCTGTTCCTGTCAATGTTGAATGGTGCCAGGTCAGGAGTGGCGTGGTAACCCAACATGGTGAGGTCATACACACCATCCTGAACACCAGGTTTATGCTCCTGGACTACCTCATGGTTGAAGATTTGGTAGACATTACCATACTCTTTCCTTACAAAGTAAGGAGAAAACGTACGACCAGAACCAACGACGCTGTTATCATTAGTGGTATAAGGAATACCCGTTGAGATAGTAGTAATAGCTCCCGGATCCGTATTGATACCGATTCGGAAAGACTTCTTATCAATGATCTGCGAAACATAGTGCAGACCGTTATAACCTGTGTTTGCTTCACCATTGACGTTGTTCTCAGAACGCAGTCTGTTGATTTGAATCAACTGACCATGACGCAAGCGGTGAGGATGGCGGCAGGTGATAAAACCAATGTTGCCATTCCATGAAGCATTGGTGATATAGGTCTCCGTGCGGAGATCCAGATCACTGCTCAAAACATTATTCTCGTTCTGGAAATTGGTGTCATCAATGACTGTGCCACTATCTTGAATGGTATAACCATTCTGTGGAGGTGCTGCAATAGCAGAACCATCAGGCAGCACATACCGCAGACGGTAGATTGTTTCGATATCCTGGCGGTCATCAATCTTACGAGTGATGAAGGTTGCAGGAGTCTCAGGACTGATGGCGGACTGGTTGACCTTGATCTTATCGTGTAATGAGTTGCCGGTCTTGACATTCACATACCAACCAGTAGCATCATACTGAATGGGGTGACCCGGTTCTCCGGGTTCTTTGTCAATAACACGGGAGACAACTCTCAGTTGTCCACCAACATTGTTGATACCAGTGATAGAAACGTTGGCAAGGGCATTGTCCTTGCTGGTTGCAATCTTGATCTTATCGTTTTCATTTGCAACCGGGTTAGCGATTACATAATACTTCCGGTTATAATCAATACCATCAGGAAGTGCACCATTATCAGAGTAGAAGCAGATAGACTCACCAGTGAACAGGTTGTGAGTCTCATTAGGACATTGCAATGTCAGAGTGTCACTAGAGATGCTGCTGATACCAGAGGCACGTCCAACCAGGAACTCCTTCTTACCACTTGCCTCACTTGTGCCATTTGGCACAGTCATCATGATCTCAGCAGTGGTGACCTGACCGTTGATGTTTAGTTGCAGCAGGTCACCAACTTTATTACCAACAAAGTATTTTGATGCTGTGGTGATGGGAACATCATCACGTTGCTTGAAACCACGGAGATACAGTTTTGTATCTGCCGCAGCAGCAGTATCATCTACATCCAGTTTCAACCAGTTGAATGTAGTCTCTTTACCAAAGTTCTTTTGGGTAGGAAGGATGCCAGTGATGTAACCTTGGTCATCTTTCTGGAATGCATCATTCTTGAAACCGTCACACAACAGGGCGCACGCACCAAAGTTGGAGTTAGAGTTGGTGACGGAGGAGTCAGAACCAGACTCATTGATGAAGTGGTGTCCACAACCCACGGCAAACACAGACACCAACTGAAGTTGTGCGTTGTTGGATGCCTTGATGTGGAAGTTCTGCCAATCAGGTCTATGGCGAGCAAATCCATCCGTATGCAGGATGGTGCTAGTTCCTAACGCTGCCTGATCTTCATAAACACCACTAGATACATTATATTTTACAAATGCATTGTCATCTTTGTTCAGGGACACACCCGTGAACTGTGCCAGCACCATGGATTTGAATCCAGTTGCCTTGCTACCATCAGCATGCATGCCGTTGATGCCAAAGACAGAACGGACAGAGCAGTTGAAAATATAGGGGGATGCACTAGTAACAGTGTCACTCTCAACCGTGACAGTGGGAGTAAGACCACTTAGGTTAGGAGTAGCAGTGGTTGCCGGGGCAGTAGTTACAGAATAAGTGAACAGTGTGTCGCTCAGAACCTGAGAAACAACATGCACGCCGTCATATTCAGTGCCATTGACATTGCTGGCACCAGCAACACCCTTGATGTTGATAGGTGTAGCAACAGTAAGACCATGTGTCTCAGTGGTGCGGACAGTTACAATAGTGGTCGCAGTGGGGTCAGAAGAGTTGACACCAGAGTAAATATCCTGAATCTGGATCGCACCAACGTTAGAGATAGCACCAACAATCCGAGATTCATCGATAACTTGCTCAAAGTCATCGTTAGTAGGATAACTAGGCAGGGCACGACCAGATGCATTACCATATGCCAGAGTCAACTTGGCATAATACATGTCAAGGTCAGTTAGACCCTTGCCATCCATTTTATTCACACCATCTGCAAACTCAAAGCAGGTGAGTTTGTGGTGAGAATAGTTAGGAGAGTAGACGTTTGTGGTGTAATCTTTATAGATTTTGTCAGCAGGATCACCATCAAACAGGGTAAACTCCCGGAAGTAACAACCACCAGTTACACGGAACAGTGCGGTGGAGGGAATGCTGTTGTTGTGTGGATCTGGTACATATTTCGGTCTAATTTTTGTCTTACGTAGATCAGAACCACAGATTGAAGTACCACGTGGCATGATGACACCACCATTCGCACTGTTGAAGTGGTACAGTACGTTGTTGGAATCTTGAATGTTGAAGTTGGCACCAACACCAAACTCTGAGATGCTTTGTGGAGCACCGGTCACGTCGGTGACAGTACCTGAGGTGTTGATCTGATAACCAGGACGGTTATCAACATAGTGAACACCAGGTGAAACTACAATCGTAGTTTTGTCAAACTTGTCGTTGTCTTTACCTAGTTGGTAAGAAAATCTGGCGGACTCAATAAGAGCCCGCTGGATAGTCTTGAACGGACGGGTTCTCGAATTACCCGTGTTACTAATATCATCTGTGGCATCCAGTTCTTCTGGATTGACGTAGATGACATTGCCCTGAATGTTCTTCAGGAAGTTTTCAAGTCTACTGAGAGGCATTACCTATGAGTCCAGACACCATTCCTTCAGATTATTTAGGAACAGTGTCTGGACCAGGTCAAATGCAACTAGTCATCTCAATTTCATCATCAATCTCAACCGCTAGTTGTGCTACCTCCCAAACATTCATGAATTGTTCTGTTTCTGGACAATCCAGTTCTCTAATCGCCCCATCAGACCCGTGGATTGTAAACTTTCGAGCAGGAACGTTGACTTCTATTTTAGTCACGTGCTCGGAATCAAACATAAGCGTCCTATGCTGTAACTTTTTTATTATACTTCTTCAGTCTTCTGTTGTCAACACTGCTGTAACAGTAAAGAATGCGTCGATTTTCCCACCGCCTTGATTACGAACCTTTACAGTTCTACCATAAGGGATTGACTCCACAAACAATTCCTGGAAGCAGGAGTTTGGGGTGAGTTGAACGTGGATGTTATTTTCATCTACCTTTCCATACCAGTCCTCAGGTAGTTCAATGATCCCATCAACAGTTACTTTTCCACGAAATTCAATTGTTGTCATCTAAAGTATGCTATTTCTTCTATTATAGCATACTATTTTGTAATTGTGTTCTGTGGTCCGCGATAACGTTCATCCAAAATGTTCCGTTCTTTATCATCGGGTGCCATAAAAACGTTGGGGTCAGGATAATCTTCCCAAGTTTTACCTTCGTAACTGGTGATGAGGGGGTTGATATCCTTCCTCTCACCGTAAACATGGTAAAAACAATCGATGTCTGCACCAGAAGCATTGCCACCAACATGCTTCAGTGAAACACGGGTATTGTCAAAGTCTGTGACAATGATGTCTTGTTGTGCACCAATACATGTAATAGAAACCGTGATGCTGTTTTCATGCACCAGGTTCACCCAGTATTCAGGCAGGGTGATTTCATTGCTACCGGTCAGTCTGCCACGGTGATACACAGCGACTTCCGGTCCCTCGATACATGCATAGCGAAGTCTGCGACCTTCCTCGGTGGGGTGCTGGATGTCAAATGACTTACCCAAAGCATCTGCTGTAGAGAACCTGGATGCCAGTCGTCCCTTGTTCAAACAATCAACTGCACCTGTGACATATACATCACCGTCGATGTATACAGCGTTTACTGCTTCTTCACCGATGACCTCAACATCGCCGTCAACCTGGAGTGCTCTGCCACTCACACCAGACTTGAACTTGTCGATGTCCGTCCCAATATTTACAGTTGCTTTAGCATATCCGGAATGCTTTCCTGCTATAACAGGACCAGTGGCAACCAACGTGCCATTGAAAGGTGCGTCACCGTCCAAGGTATCACCAGCGGTGTCCAGTTTCGCTGGGATTTCTCTGCCGATGTAGACCTTGCCGGTCTCAATGTCTCTAATGCCTGCCATTATTCTACGAGAGAGTTGATGTAGTCCCCGAGTGGACCAGGAATGAGTTTAGATTGTGGTTCATGGATGCGAACCATGTCTCCAATAATAAGGTTGAAACCTTTAGAGTTCGTAATCAACTTGTCATTTGCAGTGACTGTGGTGTTGTGCCCGATCAATTTAGCAAAGTTTTTGCCCTGCAAATGAATGTCATGCTCGGCATGCAAGAAGATGTCACCAATCTTTGCATCAGTCGCTTTCATGATGATGTCCTTTGCCATCACCGAAAACGTTCCCTTGCAGTCGATGTTCACATCTCCATCAGACTTGATATTGATGGGACCAGAACCAGTCTGAAGGATGTTGGAACCTTGGTCGTTTTCAGTGGCACGTAGTTCCCACCCACCATCCTCGAAGATCCGCAAAGATGCAGCAGATCCAGCAACAGCACAGACCTGTGCCTTCCTTACTGCTTTGCCATCTTCTTCCCTACCAATACGGAAAGAACCATCCTCAGGATGGTTGATAATATACGGGGGCGACTTAGACATTAGTAACCTTTCGGGCAGTCAATGACAGTGATGACCTGAGCGGTCGGCAGCAGAGGTTTATCATACTGCTCAATCTTCGTAAATTTAGTTATGGGTCGAATATATGCACCAAAACCAGTTTTAGACTTGATTTTCAATGCAGGAATTCTGTCGAGACCAACGTCTACGACACCTGTTGCACCTAGAATTCTACCATTTTCAATAATTGGAGTCAATACCCCACCATTTTCGGTGACAATAGTATCACCTTCCTCATAATTATTACCAGTATTGATGACTTGAATGCCATCAACTTGCCCGATTACTTGTTCACCTTCGGCAGATCCACTTACTTGTTCACCTTCAGCAAATCCACCAGGTGTTTGCGTTTCAGTCTGTACTACTTCCTGGATCACGTTCCCATCGGAATCCACCCCGATAGGCGTAAGTGTATCGACAGTGACACTTCCCCCACCAAGATACCCAGAACCAGGGTTAGTAATAATAATGTTAGTAACTTTACCGTCTTTGACGACAGCGGTGCCTGTAGCACCCCGACCGTTATTACAACGATCAACAATAGAAACAAATGGTACATCATCGAAACCTAACCCGAGATCTTCCATGTTTGCACCGACAACTTCACCAACTGAATTGACTACTGCCTTAGCAACAGCACCAATTCCGCCGCCACCGAAGATTTCGATGCTAGGTGGTCCACATTCAAATGCACTGGTATTACAACCGCCTGTCAGTTCAGCAGTTACACCACCCAGAATCTTACCAGCACTACCAACTCGCTCCACAGTTCCTTGAATGGTGTCAACAGAATTAGTAATGGAATCAGCGATTCCCTTCGCTTGTCCAATGAATGGGAAAGTATCTTCAAGGAAACCTTCTACGCCCTTATCAATACCATCAATTAGACCACCCACGTCCAACATACGCTTCAGGTCCAGAACCTTCTTCGGATCAGGTCCAACATTTGCTGCCCAATCAAAAGGTTTGGGATCACACTCAGAATCCTCACACTTCAACAACTTCAAACCTGCCTGCAGAGCACCTGTTGCCTTGTTCATGATGCTGCTGAAGTCAGGCAGAGCAATACCTGCCAATGATCCAATAGCACTCATGACCGGTCCAAGAGCCCCATTGATTTTGTCAGTAATCTTGGAAATCAAACCACCCAAAAACTGTTCCGCCGCGCAGAGTGGGAAGTTGATGATTTTGCCAAGCATTCCCTTCAGGAATCCACCGATCATGTCACGGAGACCGTTGATAACGTTCTCTATCAAACAGTAGGCAATGTCCTTCTGCTTCTTTAGTTCAATTTTCTTGATCAGATTATCTGGAGACAAGAAAGTCAGTGCCTTACCAACTTCCTCATCAATTTTTTGGAATAGGTCTGAACGTGCTCGTCTAATAAACCCACTCATATTGCCAGAGATCCTGTCAGAGACCTCCCCAATAATCTTATCAATGTTCACCGCCCTATTCAGGATAGGGTCAATGAATCCTTCTTTAGTCTGCTCAAGACCTTTGATGACTTCAATGAAAGACGACATGGTCTTTGCAACATCACCCATAGCAGACTTGGGAATGTCACATTTGACTGCTTTCCTGATCTCAACAGGTTTGTCTAAAATGTGACGGGCAGCAGTCTGTACTGGTTTGCCGTTGTTATCATCAATTTCTTGATCATTATTAGGAATACTGCCAACCGATGCAGGTTTAGCTTTCCTCGTAGGACGGACACTGGCACCCAGAGCAGTCTCCGAACCACCAGTCTCTAACACAGAATCAACTGTGATCGCTGAGAATCCAGATGTTCCTTTGTCCAGAACATCGTCCCACTTCAGTGCATCCTTGATCAAAGAGTGTTGGTATAACGCACCAAGAATGATTGGTTGTTGAGCATCTTCACCGTCAGCATAGAAACCGATAACAGTTTCTCCACCCTGAATAAAGTTACTAACACCAGCGTAGTTCACACCTGCACCCTGACTAGCAGGGACCAGAATATGTGCCCATGGCAACTCTTCATCCTTGACATCATCTGTGCCTGGATGTTTGCCTAGAACTCTTACCTTGGCGCGATAACCATACTTACGTGATTGTTTGTCGCCAGGAAATTCTCTCCATGCAGGATCAACAGGAACCTGGCCAATAAACCAGTGAAACCCGTCACGTCCTGCAAATTTAGATTCAATACCCCGGTCGTCAAACATCACTCGTCATATACACGGCATTCGAGAGCATCAGGATGATTATCGCAATACTTCTCTAAAACTTGATCGCGGTGACGTGCTTTCCAACCATCATCTTCCTCACCTTCATGCTTATCCATGAAACCGTGCATTTTGAGATCGTCTTTTGTGTACTCAAGCATGCCATGATTGACGTGCTCTTTCCCGTCCTTATCAATGAATTCGCTCATTTGGAATAGAATGCGAAAGAATCTCTGACTAATGAAAGTCCGGTAACATCACCACGGGGATCCCCGAATACATGGGCGAGTTTAGCGACCATGTAGTTACCAGATGAAGGGTTCATGCCCGTTGACTCACTATTTAGTAGTGGGAATGACATTTTTATGATCATTCCAACTTGCAAATCCAAGTTCATCGGGACAGTCAACTCCAATGACTGAGAGAAGAGAGATTGAAATCTTCCGGTTGCATGTGCCTGACGCCAGGCAATAGTTTCCGCAGGAGTCTTCAGTTCTGCCTTCTTCTCTGACATCGCACCAACATCAAGAACATTTAGAAAGATTCTTGAATACTTCTCATCAATGTCATTTGGGATATACTGATCTTCATTTGCAGAATCCAGTTTACTATCCTTGTAACTATATTCTACGAAGTGTGGGGTGCGATCAATAATATTATAGTACCAGTTAGCAGACTTGTATTGTCCTACCATCAACTTTTTGATGATATCATGACTTTCTACAAATCTTGGTGTATCTACAGCAGCAAAGTTATTGATCTTTGTTGAGTCAAAGTGTGCAAGTTGCTCATAACCATGTGATGCTTCCTCTTGCAATGCCTTATCGACAGAGAAGAACTTATATCCTTTACGCTCACTCTCACATAAGACATAACCAGCACTACCACTCTCAGCAGAGGACTTGCTCTTCTGCTCACCAACACACTTAGATGCCAGTCTGCTGACCTGCTTCAATGGTGTTTGATAGTTGCCAGTGAATGTGTATTCATTCATAGCAGGGTGTGGGATATCAATCCTGCTAGAATCAACCTCCAGCACATCTTTTAGAACTTTCTCAACACTATCAGTAATCTTGCCTTTATATCTCTTGATTACCCTGGTAGTCAAGTTAGACATGGTTGTCTTGGTAACACACTCCAAGATATACATGTGTCGCTTGGAGTTGCCCATCTCACTAGCAATATTTGCAATCAGCAACTCATTCTTCTTTTTAGAAGTGAACTCGAATGGTTCTTTGACACTAGGGTGAGTAAATGAAACCTCAACCTTATTGCCAGGTCTAATAGGCAATGCTTGCGACAACCCAAAGGTATCTGCAATCATGATAGTGACCTTCAGAGTCCTACCAACTCCCTCCTCATACCTAAGACCCTGAAACTGACCAATCAAGGAAAAGGGTTCTTTGCCTTCTGGAAATACATTTAGTGTCTTAGCTTGATAGCCGTTCAACCACTTCATTTCCAGACCTTCATATAAGACTCGTACTCAAGGTATTTAGAGTAAGGCAGGAAAGTTTCTGATGTAATAACACTCTGAGATGCTGGTGGAGACACCATGAATGGCATCTGCTGAGATCCCTTGGAGTCCTGCATGCTCAAGGCAGTAACACCAGCAAGCAAAGGAAGAAGCATCGCATTGTAGTTGACACCCCCAGATCCTGCGGTAGTTGGCGATTGGAACAGACTTTCAAGGTCAGCTGTTGCAGATTTTTCTAAAATTTTCTGCAATTCTTTTGGCGAAAGATTAGAAACGGTAATTTCTCCTGTTGCAGATTTTTCTAATTTTTCTCGAAAGTCTGCTGTTTTTTTCTTGATTGGATTTACGTTTGTCTGACGAACACGTGTACTTTGTTTGACTGATCGTGGAGGTTCAATCGTAGGTGGTTGTTTGGGTTTAGCATCCTTACCCATCAACTCCGTGTTGGTCCTTGTTCTAGTAGTTGATCTACGACCCCTACGACCCCTGAACACGCTAAGAAAACTCAAGAATGTAGTCGCTCCACCAACAGCTTGCACAGGTGCAGATCTGATAGTTTGCTCTGTTCTAAACCGCTTGTCTTCTTGAGCATCCCGGTTCAGGAACACAAAACCTGCCGGAGCAAACAACGTTGCTGGTTTACGGATAAGTGGACCATAAGGGGTTTCAATTGTTTGCTCTTCACCTTTAGCTTCCTCAAGGTCAAACTTTTCAGTAAATGGTCTGAGAAGTATCGGCAGTTTATCAACACCCACCACCTTGTTACTAGGTGTGCTGGGAATCTCACTGTAGTCAAGTCCAGTAGGAACATAGTCAGGAGCAAACCTAAACTGCCGACCATCACTGTGCTCCTCAGCTTCACCAGGGATCTCTGCCTCAAATATGTTATCTGGTTTTTTTAGTTCAACGGGTTTTGGTCCACCAGGTCTTGGTCCACGTGGTGGTTTTGGTCCACGGGGATCAAGAGGACCGTCATCCCCTCCTCTATTGATATCAATATTGTACTCATCATCAATGAAGTAGATTTTCTTCTTCGCAAGTAGATCAAAGCGATCTAAGGCATTATCAAATTCTTGAACAGTACGACCAAATTTACTCGTCCTCGCAGAAAGTCTTGATTTCTTTTCCTCTACCTTTCTCCGTTGATCTGCTCCTGTTATCTTGTCAGAAATATTGGCACCTAAGGTTGCACCACCAAAACTGCCAACTAAACCACCTAAAAGACCACCAATAGCAGCACCGGGGGCAGCACCAATTCCACCGAAGAGTGCACCTATCGCTCCTCCAGCAATTGCACCGCCTTTGGCACCAGCAGCAAAACCTGCTAAACCACCTGCTGTTGTGCTAAGTGCACCGCTGACTGCCTGGGTTTGGGTTTGACCCTCTGCCAGTCTCATTCCATAATCAACCCCAGTCAGTGCTGTGGTGGCAATAGCATTGAACCTACCCATCCGCAGTCCACCACGGACAGATGGAATACGTGGTTTACCGCCACCTCTAAGACCTTTAGTCGGAATAATATTATTTGCAGGTTTAGTTCTTGGTAGTCTTGATGGTTTTCTAAACCTATTCCTGAGACCTCTAAGCATTCTGCCACCAAGGGCAGCACCACCCAGTCCTAGAAGACCCTGCCCAATACCACCACCACCAGAAGAGGAAGAACTCTTACCAAGTTCTCCCTGTATCCTATCAAATGCTTCTCCCCGCGTTTTTACAAGTTTCTTCCTCAGTCTCAGACTTTGTTCTTCAAGCCTAGAAACCTGCAGATTTCTTTGTTTTATTACGCTAGTTAGTGGTTTTATATTTCTCATGAGAACATTGCTGGGATGTTATACTGACTCAGCAATGCCGTAGATGCAATCTCAGTTCCCGTGGTGCCATTGGAGTTTGGATCAACCGTAATTGATGCAGGAGATGGCGGTTCAGGTGCAACAGCAGCAATCTGGGGAGCGGGAGTAGCAGGTTGAATATCCGGCAAAGGTGGCAAAGATGACTGAGGACCCATGGGGTCAGGGTTAGAAGAAGGACCCATGGGGTCAGGGTTAGGAGTCTGTCCTCTACGCTGCTTGATATTATCTAAGATTGTATTGTATCTTCTAACTGACTCAGGAGCAGAGATATCTTTCTGCTTATGGTATGAAGTTAGACTTGCCCACTCCATACCCAATCTCTCCATTTCAGCATTGCTGATGCCATCAGAAAGATCTACCTTGCGTTCATTCTGTGCCAGATAAAGAATCATCGCATCCTGAACTTCAGGAGTCATTTTGGTGGTGTCAGGATCCAACTTCATGGCACGCATGACCTTCTCAGGGTACCGGAATTGACCTGCACCTACAACGGCACTTGTGTCCATTTTGCCCGTGGCACGATTGAAAAACCGGGGAGTTATACCTGCATCGATGCGACGCTGTTGCTCTTTTGCAACTTCAGTGCCAGTCATCTTAGTGATATCGATACTGGTATCACCACCAAACCACCTGTTATATCCTTGGGCATCATCAGTGCCCTCACCTTCTCTTACGAGTTGAACGAGTGCTTCTGACTTAGGGTCATCCAAAGCAACTCTATTGACACCAGGCAACATTGAGTCAATAGGATCAACCGTTTGCGGTGGATCATCGTCGCCAGGTCCTGGGGCAGGTTTTTTTGGTTTTTCGTCAAGATCATTGATATTGATCTTAGGATCCTTGACGTTTCTTCCCAGAAGTTTGTCTAAAATACCACTGAATCTAGCAACTGTGACACCGAAAAA